CTTTAGTTGGCGTTCAAAAAATGGCTGCAGCGAATTCAAATACAGCTACAAGACATATATTAGATTCAGGTTTATACTTGACAAGGGAAACCGCAGAATGTTTATCATTGAGAATATCTGATATAATAGAATTTCACCCAGCTAAGCAAAGTTTTATTCAAAAAATAGGAGGATTCAACGTAGCAGTTTTAGAAGAATTATCTGACTTACACCTGCATGACTTCGGTATATTTTTAAAACTTCAACCAGATGATGAGCAGAAAGCTGTTTTAGAAAACAATCTGCAAGTCGCTTTAAGCGGGGGGTTGATTGATTTGTCTGACGCAATAGATATACGAGAGGTTGCAAACTTAAAACTTGCTAATCAACTTTTAAAAGTTAAGCAAAAGAAACGTCAAGAACGTTTGCAAGCAGAAAACCAAGCGAATATACAAGCTCAAGCCCAAGCTAATGCGCAAGCTCAACAAGTAGCTGCTCAAGCTGAAATACAAAAAGATCAAGCTTTATTTTCTACTAAGTCGCAGTTAGAGCAATTAAAAGGACAAATAGAGAATCAAAGAATAGCGGTAGAGGTGCAGGCTAAAAAAGAATTAATGGAAATAGAGTTTCAGTACAACATGAAGCTTAAAGGTATTGAAGTTGATAACGCTAAGCAAAAAGAAAAAGAGTTAGAGGATCGAAAGGACCAAAGAACTAAAATGCAAGGAACACAACAAAGCGAGATGATTGAGCAAAGAAAAAATGACTCACCCGCTAAAAACTTCGAATCGTCTGGAAATGACGTTATAGGAGGAGGATTTAACTTAGGTGGTTTCGAACCTAGGTAATAATAAGAAGTAATACTAATTTTATAATATTTTATCATGTCAGAAATCACAGAAGATGTACCTGTAGAAAACACAGCAGAAACTACACCTGGTATATCATTAACAGAAAGCGGAGATATCAAACTAGATATGTCTGTTATTAACCAACCTGCGCCAGAGCAAGAACCTGAAGCAGCAGTGGAAATTGAACAAACAACACCCGAGCCTGTAGAAAACATTACAGAAGAAGTAATTGAAAATGTAGAAGAGCCTGTAAATGAGTCTTTTATAGAAGAAATTACAGAAGAGGAAGTTGTAGAACAAGTTGAGGAACTTGAAGAGCAAATAGAGCAAGCGGTTGTAGAGCAATCCGAAGGCGTTGTGCTTCCTGAGAATATCCAAAAAGTAGTGGATTTCATGGAAGAAACAAATGGGACGTTAGAAGACTATGTAATGCTTAACCAAGATTACAGTAAGTTAAACGAAACTCAATTGCTAAAAGAATATTACGAGCGTACAAAACCTCATTTAGACAAAGAGGATATTGAATTCTTAATGGAAGACAATTTTTCTTACGACGAAGATATTGATGATGACCGAGATATCCGTAGAAAAAAACTAGCTCACAGAGAAGAGTTAGCTAGAGCAAAATCACATTTAGACGGAATGAAGTCTAAATATTATGAAGAAATAAAAGGGGGTTCAAAATTAGCTCCCGAACAAAAGAAAGCGGTAGATTTTTTCAATCGCTATACAAAAGAAAACGAGGAAGCAACTCAGGTAGCTAAAAAACAAGCAGATTTATTTAATAATAAAACAAACAATGTTTTTAATGAAGACTTTAAAGGTTTTGATTATAAAGTTGGGGAGAAAAAATTCCGTTTTAAAGTTAAAGATTCTGTATCTGTTAAGGAAACTCAAAGCGACATTAATAATTTCATTAAGAAGTTCTTAAATGATAAAAACGAAATGTCAGATGCTAAGGGTTACCATAAAGGATTGTTTACAGCTATGAATTCAGACGCTATCGCAGAGCATTTCTACGAACAAGGAAAAGCAGACGCAATGAAAGCTAGCATTTCGAAATCTAAAAACATTAATATGGGCGCGAGAGGTGTTCACGAAGATGTTAAGATGCCGGGTGGTTGGCAAGTTAGGTCGGTCGATTCAGGAGGAGCGGATTCAAAATTAAGAATAAAAAGTTTTAAAAACATTAAATAACAAAAATTATGGCATTTGCAACCGCGCCCGCAACATTAGCGAATTTGGCACACTTAACACCGAGACCTATTAAAGGTTTATTCGGAGACAATTACCTATCTGTAGCAGATATGGATTTTACACAACAATTTTTACCAGAAGTATACGAAAAAGAAATTGAGCGTTATGGAAACAGAACAATCACTGGATTTTTACGTATGGTTGGTGCAGAGATGCCAATGGCTTCTGATCAAGTAGTTTGGTCTGAACAAGGAAGATTACATATTGCGTATGACAACTTGACAACCCAAGCAGTAGCTCTTAAAACAATATCTTTACCAGATGCAGCTACGGCTCCTGATGGAAAAGCTCCTTTATTAGGTGCTGGAATGACTGTAGTTATTTCTAAAGGTAATGTAACTAATAAAGCTTTTATAAAAGGTATATCATCTACTGTAATTGCTGATAGCGTTGTTTACGACATTGAAGTTTATGATACTTCTAATGGTCAATTAGACGCAGCTCTTGGAGGAGAAACTGCTGTAAACATATTCGTATTTGGATCTGAATATGCAAAAGGTTCATCTTTAGCAGGAAACTCTATCGATGCTTCTTTCACTACATTCAGCAACAAGCCAATTATCTTAAGAGATAAATATAGCGTTAACGGATCTGATGTAGCACAAATTGGATGGGTTGAAGTAACAACTGAAGTTGGAACTGGAGGATACTTATGGTACTTAAAATCGGAGCATGAATCAAGAATCCGTTTCGAAGACTACTTAGAGATGAGTATGGTTGAATCTACTTCTGCACAAAGTGCTTTTACAAACGCAGCCAATGCTCCTATTACAGGAACACAAGGTTTATTTGCAGCTTTAGAAGAAAGAGGATTAGTTTATAACGATCCTGATTTTGGAGCAGCAGCTGGAGCTGGTTTAGCTGAATTTGATGCTATCTTAGCTGAATTAGACAAGCAAGGTGCAATTGAAGAAAACATGATGTTCTTAGACAGAAATACGTCTTTAGATATTGACAACATGTTAGCTGCACAAAATTCTTATGGAGCTGGAGGTACATCTTATGGTGTATTCGAAAATTCAGAAGAAATGGCTTTAAACTTAGGTTTCTCAGGATTCAGAAGAGGTTCTTATGACTTCTACAAGACTGACTGGAAATACTTAAATGATTCTACAACTCGTGGATTAATTAATGATATCAAAGGAGTAATTGTTCCTGCTGGAACTTCTACTGTTTATGACCAACAATTAGGACAGAACATTTCAAGACCATTCTTACATATCCGTTATAGAGCTTCTGAAGCTGATGACAGACGTTTGAAATCTTGGGTTACTGGTTCAGTTGGAGGTAATTACACTAGTGATGCGGATGAAATGAATGTTCACTTCTTATCAGAAAGAACACTTTGTACTCAAGCTGCAAACAACTTTGTATTATTGAAAGCTACAGTATAGTAGTATTAAATTAAAGGTAACACTTACCCTCGTTTATATCACGGGGGTAATGTTTACCCTTATACGACAATAGCTTATATATATTAATAGTAGTAGGCTACTGTCACATTATTAATAACTTTTATATCATATTATATCATGGCAGCTAAAAAAGCACCAGCAAAAAACATTGAGGTTGCACCTCAGCAAGTACAAGCAAAAACACCTGAACCTGTAAAAGATCAATGGGTTTTTAAAGAAAGGCTTTACGAATTAAAAAGAATTAAACCGGTAATTTTTACATTACCAACTTCTCACAGTAACAGAAAAACTTTATTATATTTTGATGAAGAACTAGGTTACCAAAGAGAAATAAGATATGCGACCAACCAAAGATCTTGTTTTGTAGACGAACAAGTCGGACAGGCGGTTATGGGAAGGATAGTTTTTAGAAACGGGGTATTAAGAGTACCTAAAGAAAACGTTACATTACAAAAGCTATTATCAATATATCATCCAGCTTTAAAGTCTGGTATATATGAAGAGTACAAACCACAAGAACAAGCAAGCAATGAAGTGGATTGGATTGAATTTGAATTAGCTGCTTTAAACACAGCGAAAAACTTATCAATTGAAGAGGCTGAAGCAATTCTTAGAGTGGAAATTGGATCTAAAGTAAATGATTTGTCATCATCGGAACTAAAAAGAGATGTACTTATATTTGCTAAAAGAAATCCAAACCTATTTTTACAGCTAGCAAATGATGAAGATACTCAGTTGAGAAGCTTCGGAACCAAAGCAGTAGAAGAAGGAATATTAGCATTATCACAAGATCAAAGAACTTTTACTTATGGTAAAGGGGGAAGAAAAGTAATGACCGTACCTTTTGATGAACACCCTTATTCGGCGTTATCATCATTCTTTAAAACAGATGAAGGAATGGAAATTTACAAAGCAATAGAAAAGCGACTTAAATAGTCACCTTTATGGTAATAGGCTACCGAGAGGTGGCCTATAACTATATAAAAAAAATAATAAATTATGGCTGTAAGTATTGATACTGTTTATCAAAGAGTGTTAGCAATATTAAACAAAGAACAAAGAGGGTACGTTACTCCTCAAGAATTTAATTTGTTTGCTAACCAAGCGCAATTAGATATATTCGAGCAATATTTCTATGACATTAATCAATTTGGTAGACTACCTGGAAACGATACCGAGTTTTCAGACATGCTCAACATCCTTAATGAAAAAATTAATATCTTTGAAAAGAACGAAGATATGACTTTTACAACCCCTTACTGGACTACACCTGCTGATACTTATAGGCTTGGCACTATAGTCTTTAACGGAGTAACTGAGGTTGAAAGAATAAACTACAATGAGTTTTTATACATTAACCAATCACCTTATGCTAAGCCTAAAGATTCTAGACCTGTATTCGTAGCAAACGAGTCAGGATATAAAGTTTACGGAGATAACCCTATAGTAACTAATGTTTCGTGTAATTATATAAAAACACCAGCCACTGCATCTTGGGGATATCAAATGGTATACGGAGAAGCTCTTTACGACAATTCAGCATCGGTTGATTTTGAATTACACGAATCCGAAGAAACAGAGCTAGTTGTAAAAATATTAGCATTAGCAGGATTAGCTATTCAAGATATTGGAATGTATCAAGTAGCAAGCCAAATAGAAGCACAAACTAACCAACAAGAAAAAGCATAACACATGGGATTGATAAATCAAACATCTGAACTATACTACTTAGGACCAGATGATGTATGGAATAGTGGTGACGAAAATTATGGAGACTACCAATTCGTTAGTATAAAAGATATAATAAACAACTTTATGGTTGCCTACGTAGGGCAAGACAAACTCATAACAAAAGTTAAAAGAACAGATGTTGCTTAT